CCTCCTAACCTCCCCCTTGAAGGGGGAGGAATTTTAAGTTTTTTCGTAGGGTGGGCACAGCCTCATCGTGCCCACGCGGATAAGTCGGCACAAAGGATGGGCAAAGCGTATTGTCCCGCCGGACCGCGTGGGCAAACGGGGATACTGTTTGCCCCCCCTACCTAAACTGAGGGTGATGAGAAAAACGATGCATTCAAGGGCACGACCGTCCCCCTCATCCGGCCTTCGGCCACCTTCTCCCTCAAGGGAGAAGGAACCGGCTGAAGATCGACGTTAATTGTAATGAATCATGACCTTTGTAAATTTATTTCCGTTTTAGTGTTTTTGTTATTGCTTTTTAAATGTATTCATGACATCATACACACATTAGAAACTTGCAAC